ATGGAGATGGGCGGCGGCTAAAGCCGAAGTGGTATGAATCCTGGGGTCGGAGGTTCGAATCCTCTCGTGGACACCAAAATCTTGCTATTATTCTGCCGCTAAACAACTGATTTATATAGGTTAAATTTCGTGACGCAGGGTCAAAACCCCCTCACTGACACGCCACCTATGGCCATTGATTTCATTGTATAACCCGGCGCGCGCCCCTCACCCTACCGAGGACGGGTTGCCTAAAGCCGGAAACGACGCCTAGTCTCAGAGGCTAGCGATTTAAGCCGCCGACATTGGAGCATTGGAATGATTGGTGCGAAAGAAGGGACGTGTTGTATTTGCGGAACGCATGGCAAGTTGACGTTCGAGCATATCCCTCCCAAAAGCGCGTTCAACAATCATGGCCTACTGGTGGCGTCAGTGCAGGACTATCTGGACTCCGAAAAAGATGACAGGAAGATCCGGCATAGGGAGAGCAGGAAGGGTTTTGGAAAATATTCGCTGTGTGAGAAATGCAATAATATTACTGGCGCATGGTATGGGTCGGATTACGTCTCTTGGGCTTACCAGGGTGTTCGCTTCCTCGGCTCATCGGGCGCGTTGGCAATGCCATTTCATATCTTCCCAGGACGAGTGGCCAAACAAGTTGTCGCTATGTTCGGTACACTGAACGGAAGCGGATTCTTCCAACGCCACCCAGAGCTACAAAAGTACGTTCTCAACAAGAATGAGGTGGGACTACCAGAGAAATTTCGGCTGTTCTGCTTCCTGACTTCCAAAAACTCACAAGCCTTCCGCGCTAGCGGAATTGTCGCAATGATGACGGTTGGGCATCATCGGCCCATAGTGTTTTCGGAAATGTCTTTTGTTCCCTTTGGTTACGTTCTTACTGTCGACAGCCTTCCTCCTAGTCCGGATCTTTTTGAAATCTCGTTCTTCTTTAATGAGCGATACGATTCTTATCGAGATCTCCACCTTCCCATACCAAGTAAGGAAACCCACAGTTATTTCCCCGGGGATTACCGAACGAAAGCCGAGTGGGACAGCGCGTTGAAGAAGCGCCCGTGATTTCGTACCTTTGAATGCGCAAATAGTGAATTACGAACAGTGAAAAGCAACGGACTTATCGAATGCCTGAAAATGGAATAAGGTCAACCTACTCCCAAGCTCCGTTCATGATATCAATGCACGACAACGGCGGGCAGATTTCTACCGGTACCGCATTCCATTATATGTTCGGCGGAAAGCGCTTCATCGTTACAAACTGGCATAACGTTTCAGGCCTCGACTTTTTTTCAAGGCGTAACTTGAATACGAATGCGCGTAGACCTCTATGGATAGAGGTCCACACAGCGTTGTGGCAGAGGGCCGAAAATTTACCATCCAACGGTTTTTCGATTTTTCAGAGACGCGTGGAAATTTACGCGGAACCAGACGCGATGCTCGATCCGCTTTGGAGTGAACACCCAACACTCGGCAGCCACGGTTGCGATCTCGTCGTCATACCCGACGCTAAACCCGCGCTAGAACCTGAATTCATGCACAACAGCGTGAACATGATCAGCAACATGCGGGTGCCAGTTTTGCCTGGCGAAATCGCCTTTGTCATTGGATTTCCGCAGGGATTGACTACCGGATTTGGACTTCCCATCTGGAAGTCAACGTTCATAGCATCGGAGCCATATTACGATGTGACCGTATCCGGTCGCCACTTGCCCGCGTTTTTCCTTGATGGTTACACACGCCCAGGCATGTCGGGTTCACCGGTATTTGCGCGCTTCAAGGGCAGCTGGGACATGAGCGCCCCATACAAACCCTTAGACGAAACCGAACCGGGCTTTTGGGACCGGCCTGACGTAGCGCTCTTTGGATCCGAAGGGACAGAATTTATCGGTATTTACAGCGGGCGAATTCCGGAGAAAGAAGGAGAGGCAGCTCTCGGTTTGTGCTGGCGAAGGGATGCTATCGAAATGACATGTGGCGCCGCCCTATAGCCAACGCGACCCGAGCTTAAACGACCTGATTACAAATTTCATCTCGTATTCATTCATTTCAGGCCCGGAGAGACTAGCAAAAGAAGGCTTTTTCAATTGGTTAACCGATCGGTTAGCCACTTAATTTCACGATGTGTTCCGCAAGGTCTGGCTAACCAGATTGACTCTCACTCGCGCAAGAACATAATAAGAACATGCTAAAGAGTGAGATCGATCAAAATTTTGAAAATTGGTGGAAGACAGCGAGGGGCGCAACCGACCAGGACAAATCCCGGATGCGCCTTGCTTTTGTCGCAGGATGTCAATTCGTCGACAGCGCTAAGCCGAAGACATATCGATTTCAATCCGGCCGGTGGGTCATCAACGTTCAAGCGACATCGAAGCGTGAGGCGAAGATAATTGCCTCTGCAAAGCTCACACAGCGCGCCAGCAAGCTACAGGCCTCTCCACCCCCGGGAGGATGGAAGCTGAGGGAACTGGATATCATCAATGAGTGACCAGACCAATAAGGCCGGCGACGGCGTTCATGAGAACCACTGGTGCGAGCATCCGGGCTGCGAGCAGTGGGGAGGTTTTGGTTATTCCCGATCAGAGACCGAGAAATCATCCTGGCATTGTTGGGAACATTATCCGCAGCGGAGTATGAGGGGGATAAATGAAAAAATTCGAAAAAACAGCTGATCTATGGCGATCGATTGTTAGGCAGGCGAATACTACCACTAAAACCATCGATAAGGCGGTCAGCAAGCCAGTTGAGTCATTCGGAATACGCCAAGTCGGCATCCTCATAAGTAGAAGAGTAGCGGTGCCAACCATCGATGAAGATGAATTGGCCGGGCTATGCGATAACGATCTCCCTGAAATCATAACTCGCCACATCGAAAGCGAGTACCTCGACGATGCAGTTCAAGGTTACTTCCGCTTTGGGACAACAGGGGGCTATCGTGCAAACGAGGAAAAAGTGGTAGGGCGATTTGGTGATGTATCTGAAGGACGGATGCATCAGATATTCAACACGCCGACCGGATATCACAGTTCGATCAATATTGGTGGAGGGCGATTATCCAACAATTTCGCGTCACCCAGCATGGATCAAGTGGTTTACGAAGAGCGAGTAAATGATTTTTGCAGCTGCTCAACGATAGGCGAGTTCGAAAAAAACAGAGCAACAATTTTTAAGGCGAAAGGGAACCCCAAGCTGGGTGCATTCGTCAGCTATGACTTGTCCCGCCTATCTACAGCGTTGAAATCAGTTGTTTTTAACGAAATCAAAACCCAAGGCCTCGGTCTTGTATCGAGGAGAGTTGAGTATGGCTGGAAAGACGTCAAATGGGACATTCCCGAGAAATTCGTTTATGAGAGCCTAGCGTCCGAAATCGAGAAATGGCTTTCAATTTCGTTTATTAAGCCCCTATCGTTTCAACACGAGGAGGAGTTGCGCATCTTGCTTGTGAATCGCAACAAGCTAGGTCAGATGGATGAAACAACCCGACCGCTTGAGCTTCGTAATAAGTTAATCGCAGACGCCATCGTTGATTATGGTCGCTTCTAGCACTTTAAGATTGCCTCCTACGGCCTTTGGCCCTTCTCCATCCGCTGCAGGATGACCTTCGTTTCGCTTGCATCACCAGAATGCAAAAAGCTCCCCACTGATATTCAGTTTGGGAAGCTTCGAGAACAGCAAGGAAAAACAATGCGACGTGTCACTTCGTTTATCGCGTGTCAGATAAGCAGAGACACGATTTACCCGCCTCGGCGGATCATTTCCTTCTGAAGGTCGTCGACCTGATCGCTCAGGCGATCGATGGCATCGCAGATCTTATCTGTCCCGCGCTCAAAAGATTTGCGCATATTGATCGCTTCTGCGGTGTGCGCCCTGACCGCCTCGGCGGCATTGTTGAGCGCGGTCGGATCTACGATGACGGCGGCAACCTGCGCTGAAGCCTGACTCTTCTGCGGAGACGTGCTCGCGCCAGACGATAGCCCGAAGTGCCTCACAGCAAAAATTACAGCCAGCGTCACGCCAAACACAACAAGCGCCAGCGGCGGAAGGTCAGCCAGTTTTTCCATTGCGAGCTTCTCCCTGATCATGCGCTGCGCGGTGGATGTTGATCAGCTCTCCAATGGCGAAGAGCGGATAGATGGCAATCCACGTACTGATGACTCCGGAAGATGCAAAAGCGTATGCTATGCCTGACCAGATCACGCACCCGGCTGCTGCCGAGAATTGCCGTATCTGTGGTGTGACGTTCTTTTTGGCGCCATTGATGACGAGGCCAATGATACGCAAGCACCCGACGACAAACATGATCCAGCCAAGGAAATCCTCTGACGGCACGATCTCGTTAAAGCCCATGAACGCCGGTTGATTGAAGGTCTGGGATGGAAGGAGAAGAACCCACCCGAAGGCGATGAGATGCCCAGCCATGAACCATTCCATCATGCGCGGTCCGAAGCGGTGCTGGATCCGAACCCACATGCCTGTGCCCTGATATCCGCTTTCCATCGTCGCCCTCGCCGTCATTTCCGGCAGGCAGCATCTTGGCTGCACTGGCGATTGTTGGAGTAGATCGCCGGTCCCGCCGTCTCATCCTGAGAGGCCAGTCGCGCTGCCTGCGGATCCGAAAACTGGATGCGCTGGTAGCCAGAACCATTAGTCGCAGGCGCTGTCTGGCAAGCCGCTATCGCGCATGAAGACAAGGCAACGATGACGATCCGGCAGGCTACTGAAAGAGGCATTGTTTTTCTCCAGGGTGTTGATGCGATTGAGTGCGGCTTTAGCCGCCTCGATCTGGGTGACGGACTTTCCCTCGCGCTTACCGATCTGAAACGAGGCAGCGGAGAGAAGGACAGTGCCAGCAACAGCTGCTGCACCGATCTTAAGCCAGCCGGGAATGAGCGACCACATCAGGCAGCCCTCACCCGCTTGACGAGGTAAATGAACCCCAGAATGCCGCCGCCAATCATCAGCGCGGCGAGCGCCCACTGAACGGGTCCCGATCCAGCAAAGATTGCGCCGGCCGCAGAGAGGAAGCCAGTGATGGGACCCCACGCCTCAGGCTTCTTGATAACCTCGACAATGCCCGTATCGCGAACATCAGCCTTGGCGTTTCCTTCCTCGGGAACGTTCACGAGCTTGACGAGATCCTTACTAAAGCTTGCCAGTCGCACAGCATTTCCAACAACGCCCAGCTGGTCGGCCCATTGCCCTTTCGGATCCTTGCCAGTGACGCGGATTGTCCAGCCGCGACCATTAACCGGAAAGCCGGTCTTGGTGTTAGTGAGGCTACGCAGATAGGCCATGCGCTCGTCGCAGTAGTCACGGATGAGCTTGGTTATACCGCCAGGGTAAGCTTTGGCCGCAGCGACCGTCTGCTCACCGACAACACGGTCCTGGCGAACGCCGAGAACCTTCTGCAGGCGCAGGACGGCAGTGGACGGGCCGGAGTTCACGCCGAAATCGAAGGCTGCATAGTCGAGACCCTTTGGCAGAAGGTCTCCGCCACTCTGGACCCAGTAGGATCTTCGGTAGATTTCGGTCGCCTCCTCCCGCGTCATCGCCTTGACCTGTTCTGCGGTCACAGACGCGACGCCGCGATGAGCGGCAAGTGTTTTGTGAGTGATGCCGTACTTGGTCGGTCCACCCCGATCTGTCTTAGTGTTAACGTAGCCGCCCTCGTGACCAAACATGAGGTCAAGAGCGACGGGAAGCGTTTCCCGAGCCATGGTAGTCTCCTGATTGTGGTTTATGGGTGCCGGGTTACGCTACCGGCCAAGCGATGATCAATGCGCGGATGGCGCAAGGTCGAGATTGACGGGAAACTCTTCCCGATCCATTTTTCACCTAATTTTGATGAGTTATCTTCGTTACGCAATCGCGGTATACGTCGTCACTAATGCCGCGAGTTAGTTCACATCCATGGAGGCGCAATTGAGTGACCATTTCTTGCATAGCTATTTCTTGAACAACGGACACAAGCGCCTGCATAAGTGGATGCACTATTTCGATGCATACGAGCTTCATTTCAGGCGCTTTCGCGGAAAGAAGCCGACAATCCTTGAGATTGGCGTATTTGGCGGCGGATCTCTCGCCATGTGGAAAGAGTATTTCGGCGACGGGGCGACAATTATTGGCCTGGACATAAATCCAGAGTGCAAAGTTCACGAGGCTGATGGGATCAAAGTCTATATTGGCAGCCAAGATGACCCGCAGATCGTTGACTTAATCGTTCGGGAAAATCCTGTGATCGATATCGTCATCGACGATGGAAGTCACCGCATGGATCATCTCTTGGCGTCGTTCAATCTGCTTTACGACCGGATTTCTCCGAACGGCGTATATTTTGTCGAAGACACCCACACCTGTTACTGGCCTGAATATCAAGGTGGACTTGGAGAGCAACGGTCTTTTATCGAGTTTACCAAAGCAAAACTTGATGAGATCAACGCCGTCCACACAAGAGGAGCGGTTGAAACGACTAAGTTCACCAAATCAACTAGGTCGATAACTATATACGACAGCATTTGCGTCTTCGAGAAAGCTCCCCAAGGGAAACGGCAGTCTATCATGACCGAGCCACTTTAGCTGACGCTGGCGGAGGTTAAACAAAGCAATCAGCCTACCGTGAAGCGTGCATGTTCCTTGCACTTCAAACGTAGCTTGTGTTACGGAAACGCGGTCGAGATGAGGATGCTATGTCAAAAGTCGCTGTATATGTGCATTTGTTCCACCCGGAAGTGGACGCGAGACTGCTTGAGTTTTTGCGATATGTGCAGGCGCCTTTTGAATTGATCATTACGCATGTGGCGCCGATCGATGTGCAGACACAATTAAGGATTGATGCAATCAAGTGCCACGTCAGCATGTTGAAGGTTAACAACCTGGGCCGAGACGTGCGCCCATTTATTGAAATCCTCCCATTCCTTCGTGACTTCGACTACGTGGTGAAACTCCACTCAAAGAAAGGAGGAACAGGTCTCGGCGACGTTTGGCTCGACAAGTTCCTCTATTCTCTCCTTGGCCACAACCAGCAGATGGAAAAGGTTATCCAGACTTTCGATCGCAATGAGCGACTGATGATCCTTGGCCCGAGAAACCTCTACAAATGCTCGAACACCTTTGACTTCGGCAATAACGAAATGGTCGGGAGGATATCGGATTTTGTTTATGGGAAACCCGTTCCAGAGCAATACGGCTTCTTCGCCGGAACAATGTTTGCCGCTCGCGTCTCAGCCTTCGACAAGTTGCTGGCGGCACGCGATAGAATGTGGAACGCGAACATGAGATTTGAAGAAGAGCCCATCGGCGCGAATGGGTTCCTTCCTCATGCATACGAGCGCTTCTTCGGGGCCATAGCTACCCTTGAGGAGGGGCAAGTCGGGCTTGTTGACGATGAAGGCAGGATCACTGTGCATGAAGCGCCTGGTGCGATCTCGACCGGCAATATAAACGCTTACCTGTCTTTGACCGGAGGATACTTCCCTATCGAAACCGCCCCATCTGGATACGACCTAATCCTTCGAGGGGCAAATTTTGAGCGGAGGGGTAACCGCAAAGGATCGCAGTTTTTCGGACTTCGTCCGGGGGAGAAGCCATTATTTTGGAAAATGGCACCGCTGCCTTTTTAGTCGCGGACAAATCAACCGTCATTCGGGTCGCTCCCCATTTTTCTTTATCCCATCGCTAAGCATTTCCTTGAGTTCGGCTTTATCCAATCGTTCCCGTTCCAGAGCAGCCTGAAGGTGAATCACTTCTAGCTCAAGTTCGCCTAAACGCCGCTTTAATGTTGCGAGGAGGATTTCGTCGTTCATCGTCAATTCCCCAAAAGTCCGTGCCCGCTCGATCCTGCATGCAAGTCTGTTTTCAGCGCGTTCACTTGCGCCGCCAAGTCTGCAAGCGAGATCGTTGCTGGATTGAAGTTTGATCGCGCGACAGCGCCGGTAGGCGTTCCCCACCCTGTAATCCTCTGCTTCAACACTTGCTGGCTGGCGATGAACAGGTTGCCGACAAGCAGATTAAGCCCCGTTTGGCTTAGCCGCATATTTTCGGTACCGCTGCCAATGAAGAAGCGGAGACCGCCCGTTGCATTGATAGCTTTGATATCGAGGCTAGTAGCACCAGACCAAGCGATTTGAGCTCGTCCAGACTGAGAAGCGCCATAAGCACGTATATCCAGTGAGCCGTTAGCACAAAGGGCAAGGAAACCGGTATCTGCCGCATTTCCCGCGTCCAGATTCACCGCTCGAACCATAGAGGCACTATCTGCGTCTTTGCGAACGTCCAGCAACTGGCCTGCCAAACTGTGCGGACCCAACCCGAAATCTCCGGTTTCCGGGTCTTTCCAAAGGCCATTTCCTGCGTAACCGCCACCGCCAGCCAAAGTTTTTTTCGCTGCTGCGGTTCCTGTTTTAAATGTTCCGACAGCATTGACGTGGAGAGAATCGAACCAGTCTCCTGCTACCCCGGTCGGATCGACTACCTGGATAGTGGCGCCGGCAGTATAAAAGAACATTCGCTGTTGAGGATCTTTAGCGGCGCAGCGCTGAAGTATCAGGTTCATGTTCCTGTATATTGAGCTGCCATTGATCGCCGCGCTGACAATCCCCATGATGGTCATATTGGTATTATAGGGGAACCAGCTCTCCCCACGAAGTCTGGCAATAACCGCTTCGAAATTCGCCTCATAAGCGGACGGATCGGCAGCATCACTTTCCCCCTGCCACCAAGCAAAGCGGTCGATCTTACTCGCACCGAGAACCAATAGCGCCGCCTCGACACGGGTCTTGAGGAGAGCGTAAACATCCTCGTCCGGCGCACCTGGAAGCCAGTTCACGATGGTCCGACCCGGTCGCGCACCTGTCACAACGAAGACGCTGCGATCTGGGTTTTGTCGGGCAATCTCATTTGCGAATGCAACTGGAAAGCTGACTTTAGTGTTGTCTGCTGCGACGAAGGCGGTACCTAGCGCGGTTCCTGTCGCATTCCAAACGTACAGATTGCTTTCAGGCTGCCAAACGTAATCGCGGACGTTTGCGGGGTTAGACTGTCCAGAGACAGCAATAAAGAGCGGCGCCTTGAATATTTTATACCAGGTGCGCCCATCGAGAGAAGTGAACCTGTCCGGAGAGCCGTTGTTTGCGGTGCCATAGAGACCGCCATCACCATCCGTCGGACTGTTGCGCCCGCGAACATTTATAACGCTCATCCCGGGGGTAACGCTGATGAAAGGCATGCCTGCGACGGTTGCGTAGATCGGAACTTCTTTTTCCGACACGATATCGTCGACGAAGCCTGCAGCCTGGTCTCGGTAATTCTCAGCCTGATCAGCCGCACCTTGCGATCTATCGGCTTCATCGCTTGACCTATCCGCGCCTTCATCACTCTTGGCCGCCCAGTGCTTTGCGGAGAAAGTGGTTGCGCCATCACCGCCCAAGGTTACCGGAATAGGTGTGTCTTCATCGTTGTTGGCCCACGCTTTGGCGGATTGATAATTGCGAAGGGAGTTCAGGTCCGAGATCAGACGGAAGGTCGCACCCGATACAAAGCCAGCAACGACGTCATTTTGCTGAAGCGCGCCAGCATCAGGATCTTCTCCCGTACGAGTCTTGATCGTCAACAGATCGCCGCCGTCAAAACGCACTGTAACAGGCGTTGCGGTATTGGTTGCCGGAATGGCGAGCGTAACGAGAGCAACGCTATCGCCAGCCGGCAGGCGCGGAGACGTAGACGCAACTATGGCGTTGGCTGTGCTGGCGCCGGTCGGGGATGCGGTTACAAACTGATAGCCTGGAAGAAACGACGTCAGTTGCGTCCATGACCCAGAACCGGATGACCCGACCTTGATGTAGAGGCCATTATTCGCAGCCGTAGGATCGTTATAAACAATGGCAATAGTATTCGCGGCATAGCCAAGCGTCATAGATGCTTTGGTGGAGAACCATGGCCCGGAGGACAGGATGCCGGATGTGACCATGCTCTCAAGCCACAGCGCCCAATCACGGATATCGGGCTTGAACGGCTGGTGTGGGTTCGTTGCCGGGCCATCACGCCAGATCTCAATTGGGCTTTTTGCCATGCTCTTCTCCATAGAAGATAGCTCCAGCGCGCGGCCAGAGACTTAATTCCTAATTTTGTGGCTTAGATTATCCGACGTTGAATGCGCCGGTTGGCGCTGGCGCGCTTTCCACGCCAGAGCGGTTGACGGAGGTGATCCAGGCGTATCGCGTCCCCGCACTTATTGAGCGTGAAGCGCTATCGTCTGCATTGGGGCTGCCATACTCTACAGGTCCCAAGAAGGATGCCGTCGAAAAGTTGTTGACGGTGTTCCAGTAAATTTTCGCGCCGGCGTAATTCGAACTGTTTGGAGCAGTCCACGAAAACAGCGCAGTACCTACGCCTGTTGAAACAGGATCTACGGCAACCATACCCGGAGGATTCGGATCAGACGTAGACGTTACGGTCTCCGTAGCTGACCAATCACCAGTTTTGCCATTGGAGGCAGTGAAGGCCGCCTGCACGTCCAAGACTTGATCTGATGGCACTATATCCGTGGAGACAGTGATGAAGCCCCCGGACGGCTGCATATCTGCAAACGCCTTAGTCACCCAATCCCCCGGACTGCCTCCACCCGTGTTGGCAATCCTGTATCGCACCATCGGCGTCAGGCTTCCGTCGTCCGGCTGATCAATGCGGACCCGCAAATATACAGATCCGCCATTGGCTTCGACCACAACCGAATTGATAACGGCTGTTTCGATTTCTTCCGCGTTCAGCCGCGTAGGGACCGGTGGCGCGCGCCCTTCATCTACTGCTGGGTTCCACTCCTCGATATTTTCCGGGTGCTTGATGAAGTCCATGGAGAACCCACCCCGCAAGATTGACAGGGTGGATTTCCTGTTTTCGATCAACTGGCTATTCAAGCGCGGCAACATGTAAGGTGCATTCACCCTGACCCACCGCGCATAAACGGCATTGATACCAGACAGGCGAACGATCAGATTGCCGCGAATTTTTTGCCGCACGCGAAGCCAGTCACGCTTTCCAAGGCGTCTTGCCTGCCGCCACTGGTGGCACCACTGATAATCAGCCTCCTGCGCCAGAACACGGCCTGCGGTTATTTGCGCAGCCACATCCTCGAAGAAATCTGTGTCGCTCGTTGCGTATCCTGTTGCCGGATACGTGAATTTCGGGATGAGGCGGTTGATCTCATCTTCGAACAGGACATCGTATTCAATCTGGTGGCCGGTGATATCGGCGTCCGTCAGCGTGACGACACGGCTTTCGCGGAATTTTCCTACCGTGAAAAGGAGAGCGCCGTCTCCTCGTTCACAAATCCAGCCATCGCACGTCGCAAGGATCGCATTTGTCCCAACCTTCGGATCGTTTTCGGTCGTGTCGAAGCCATTGCACTCGTACCGCTTTTCCGTCCCGCCTCCCGCAAGAGGAACATCCTCATCACAAACATTGGCCTCTTCGATCCACATATCGAGAACCGGAAGGATTGCCCGGTTAAAATCCCGCTTGTGTCCAAACTCATTGAAGCACTGATGCCAGCACATGATAAGGGCGGAGTTTCGCGACCAAACCCAAGCCGCCGGGTTGCCGGGGTCAGAACTGATGCGGTAATCGAAAACATAAGCGAGATCGGCCTCAACAGAGAGCTGAGGAGCGCCGTAGGGGAACCTGGTATTCTGATCCTTGGCGGCTGCATTTGTGGCGATGTAGGCGATCGAGGCTTGACCGTCGCCACGGTGATTATTTGTCCAGACGCCACTCGCGCCCAACTCTCCTACTATCTCAGCATATGGCGCTTCCGGGGAGTTTCCGTATCTGCGTAGGATCTGGACGTTTGACCCGTACCGATCACCCTCGGTCGTGACACCACCGCCATTTACCTCCACTTCGTCCTCATGCAGCCAGTAGCGGTTCACGCTCTTGATGCGGTGACCTGCGATCGCCTGAACCGAAAAAAGCTTCGAACCCTTTGCCGTCCAAAGCATCTGGGCGCCACCCATGCGACAACGCCCAACACCCCACTGCCGATACGGTATCGATTGAATTTTCGGAACGCGGCCATCTTCCGGCTTCGGAGGCTTAGGGGCCATGAGAGCCTGAATGCCGATCGTCAACGCTGTGACGGCAATTGCCGAAGCAATCGACGCATAGGTGATCGTGGTGCCGGCGATCGTGAAGCCAGCTGTCCCGAACACTGCCGTGAAGATCGGCGTGAAAATCGGATCGAAGACAACCTGGCTGTAAAGGCTCGTCGTATGGCACAAGCCATATCGCTGAAGCATCATCCTTTGATGGAAGCTCACAGGGAAAATCTCCACGCTGACAAAAAGTCAGCTTTTGTTGCCCGCACGCCAGAGGGCGAAATAGAAGCCCAGATAGGCCCAAAACGGATGGCGCCAACCAGTGCAATATGCATGTCGGAAGAGCTTTCGCCCGCCAACATCCGGACGATACCAACGTCACCATCTTGCGGATGTTGGACGCGACGAGCGCCGATGACTGACATCTGCCGATCTGCGAAGCTGATCTCACCGCCGTAAGAAGAAATCAGTGCGTGCGCCTCCTTCCGGCTCGAATAGGTGCCACGGAATTCTGCGGCTGGATCAAGCCCGATCCGTTCAAGGCACCACGACGCGGGAAAAGTGAAGCAGTCGTCGCCGCCCATTCCGCCCCATCTGAAACGATGAGGCAGAGCCAGAAACTCATGAATATTCATGGTGCCTCAGTAGTTTGGCCAGACGGGATTGATGGCGCGGGCCAGCTCGCCTGTCCGGCTGCAGAACTCATCCGTGGGCGAAATCGCCTTTTGCATGGCATCTGACCACAGCACTCTTGCTGCCCGAGATCGGGTGTTTTCACCAGCTACTACTGAGAGGCCTAAAGAGAGCGTTGCCGTCTCGCCTGCCTTCGTCGGCTGCCTGGCCTCTTTGGTGTGCGATGCCACGCCCGTCCAGATCGGAATTACCTTGCTCATTGGCTGGTAATAGTGATCGAGCGTGGTAAGCCCGACCTGCACGAGCGCTCCGCGAACCGGTGGAATGCTGTCGAGCATTGCAGCGCCCGTCGCCGGATCAATGCCGGAAACGGAGAAATCGACTGCATCCGACGTGCCGTTGACGAGAACCTCGAGTGAGGGAATGCCGATCAGGCGGCCACCACCAAGGTAGACCGTGCCGTCCGCATCAACACCATCAAATCCAGCCGGAACATCGTTCACACCGAACCACATATGAAGGGCAGGATCCGTGCCAATACGCAGAAAAATTCCGAGTTGATGTGAACCACGCTGCGCCTCGATGATGGAGGCAGGAACATAATCGACAGAATAGGCCATTAAAACGCCTCGACGAACTGGATTGCCTGTCTGGTAACAAAAAAGGCCTCAACAACGGACGGCAACGTGAAGTCGCTTTTGAACTTCGCGACAAAGCGTGGCCGAGCAAACTCAACACGCGTCCCCGCCGCCGTCGCCTCGCGCAAAGGCGGAGATATCGCCAGAGTGTAGACCGGCGCAGTTTCGTGCGTCACAGCCAGAACATCCCAGTACCGATAGGCACGCCACCCACGTGACACATGATAGATTGAGAACCAGTCCGACCAGCGCAGAGGGCGTGAGAGGCCGTAAACCTTCATCTTCAATATGCCGGCATTCAGCGCAGCATCCTCAATAACCTCGCCGTACACAGTTGCCTGAGAGTAGCCGGAGGTATCCGTAAACAACGAGCCGTCGGAGTGAGGAATCCCCCGGATTATCGGAGTAGGTAGCTTCGGCAGTTTGGGGAACGGCCCAAACCAGTCCGTTATGATCGGTACATTGATGAAGCGGAAACCACCATTCAGTCGAGCGCCGAGCCAATTGACATATTCGTAATGCTCGGGATTCTTTATCATGCAATCTTCGTAGGTGGCGGATACGACGCCGCCACCACTCATCTCAATGGCAAGGGTTTCACCAAGCCCGTTTCGCCCACCATCGATAGCGGATCCCGTCACGTCGAATGACGTTCGCACCGGAGCCAGAAAATCTGCTTCCAGTGTCGGCTGGTTCAGAAACCTCGACATGTCATCCCTTTTGTGATGCGTATTTGGATTGCAAGGTGCCGAAACCACCCCGGCGCATGTCGTCGTTTTGTCTCGCCAGAGCCTCGTCCACACCCTGCTTTACAAGCGTCCGCACATGGTCATCACCATTCGCCCCGCTAATCTGCACCGTCAGCGCGGTTTCGTTACGAACCGTCTGCATGGTGGAGCGTGGCGCCAAAGATGGTGCTTTGGGAGCAAGCAGCTGCTTTGACTTGCCGTTCGGGATCACCTGCGACCCCTGCGGCAGATTGAGGATTTCCGGCCCTTGCTCGCCGACGACAGCAAGGCCGCCAGGCGAATAGTTGGTTCCGTTCGCGAAAAGGCCAGTAATCTTTCCGGACTTCGCCAGGTTCCACTGAGAGCCACCGCCAAAAAGGCCGCCAAGCCACGAAAACAGGCCTCCCCCGCCGCTACCACCGCTCGCGGCCGGCGCAGAGGGAAAGAACGATGTTGAAAGCTGTCCCAGTTGCCCAAGACCTTGCGTCGCAGCGCCAGAGCTACTGGCGACCTTTTGCAGGGCGCCAGCCGCTTCCGTGGCTCTACGCGCTTGAAGTTGCGCCGCATCCACCCATGTCGTCGCAACGCTGTCGGATGAATTCCCGGAGAGCATTTGCAACTGAAGGCCGTTCTTCCCCATCTTACTGACGCCGGTCGCGAGACCAACATGGCCGCCAGCCTGCGTTGCGCCAAGCCCCCGGCTCTGCAACAGCACGTCACCCCGCATCACCTTGTCCAGATCAACGGCCTGACCCCAGTTCTGGAAAGAGTTTGCCGTAAGGGAACCAGTTCCCTTAAGCCCGACCTGCGCCAACGAAGAGTTGACGAAGGCAGCGCACCATGCGGTTTGCGCGGCGTTAATATCCACGCCGCCCCGCTTGAGAAACGCATTGATGCTGGCAGCGCTCGTATTTTCGTTCTTGCCGATCAGTCCGGACGCAAGATCAACCGCACCGGCAGAAGAGCCGCCCCCAGACCCGCCTGTCACTGCGCCAAGAATAGCCCCCATTCCACTGCCGCCGCTGACTGACAATGCACCAGCCGAGCCGCCTTTTGTGCCGAGGATAGCATTTGTCAGCTGATCGAAAACCTTGTCCCAGAGTTTCGAAGCCTGGTTCATCAAGGCATTCTGAATAGCGTTTCCAAAGGCCTTGCCGATATCTCCTCCATTATTCAGGAGCGCGCTCTTGAAGTCGGAAAAAAAGCTGCCGAGTTCTTCGCGCGCGCCTTCCATGCGGATGGACTGACGGATGTCGTTCGCCTCCTTGCTATCGAGGTTTTCCGGCAACCCGTATGTGCGCAGACTGGCGACAATACGCTGATCCTCTCGGGAGAGAGAATTCATCCGCCGATCCTGCAACAGATCTTGCTGGAGTTTCGCCTTGGCGAGCGTTTCCGAATACTGTTTGTAAAGCTGGATACGCTTTTCAATTTCGGCCCGCTGCTCGGTAGAAAGAGAACGCCCCTTATCTTCCGATTGCTGAAACAGATCGAGGGCAAAACGGGCCGTATCGGCCTCAACGCCGAATTTTCCGAGAAGCTCGATTTCCTGTTGAAGCTGGCCTACACGATCGTCAGCTGCCTTTTTCAGATCCCGGTAAGCGTTTGCTGCACGCTGCGCAGCGGTCTCTGCCTTTTTGTTGCTCTTCTCCGATCCCGGCAAACCTTCAAGTTCAATCAAAGGGCGCCGCTCGGGCGTAGGTGGATTGGCGACATCGAAAAAGCCGGGATTTTGAATTGGCCCGTCAGCAGACTGACCGTCACGACCCAGTCGTCGCTTTTCAGGATCATAGCTTCGCCATGTCGTGATATCCTGCGATCGGGCGACAGCGTCATTGGCCTTTTTGACGCTTCCAGCCGCACCGAGTGCGGAGGCCGAGAGCGCATCGAAAAACTTTGCGAAATCTGTGAGAGCCGGTATGCCGGTGCTGTTTATTGCCGCCGCCAGCGCCGCCTGCACCCGCTCGACATCAGACGTTTCAAGCTTTCCTTCATTTGCTGCTTTGGTAAACTGCTGAAATGCAGTCTGTAAGCGCTTGATAACCTCGTCTTCTTCACCGGCAGCACGAAGTTGAGCGACGACGTCAGAAACCGTGATACGGGCCGATTCCAAGTCCCTGCGGACATTCGCCAGCGCCTTTTCATTGATAAGGGTAATACCCTCTTTAAGGTCAGCAGCGTCCTTGGCGCGATTGAGTTCGTTGGCATAATCGCGCAGCATGGGGATGGTATCACCCCACCTCTCAGCAACGGCGCTGATCAGCTGCGCCTGCTCTTTCAGTTTTTCCGCCGAATCCCCACTGCCGGAAACCACGCCTGAGAAATACTGCACGGCTGCTGCGGTGGCGCCAATTGCACCAATCGTCACGAGCGAGATTGGATTAACGAGCTGCATGAAAGCAGCTGCGACAGCCGGACCAATCTTCGATCCACTATTGCGGATATCATTAAATACCTGCGCGACCTGCGGACCCTGCTGGAGCGCTACTGTGTACCAGGGCATGAAACCGGCCGTCGCCGCGATATCGAAGCCTTGCGCAGCAAGGTTCGAGGTATTGAACGCGTTCGCATTGCCGCCACTACCCGAGCGGGTCACCGTGACCTGAAGCGCCTGATTACGCCCCTTAATGGCAGCCGTCGAAGCCAATGCGGCCTGGCGTTCGCGGGCAATGGCCTTTGCCATCTCATCAGCAGAAATGGCGCCGAGGGCGTGCGCGCGGCGGATGTCGGCGACGGCGGCTTTGTAATTATTGATGGTATTGAAGAGCGGAGAATATCTGGCACGCAAGCGCTCCAGCTCCTTCCCCTGATCGGCAAGCGCACCAGTCCATTCCTTGGACGCCTTGATACCGATCCCCATCATCGCATTGATGCGGTTCTGCATCGTCGTCGTGACGGTGTTGTCGATCGATGAACCGACCTTTGCGAACTGCTTCTGGACGGATCCTGACAAGCCGGCAAGATCACGCTCAATACGCTGGATGCTTCGGCGCAAAGTGGCCTGATCCGTCGAAATGCTGATAATCAGGTCATCGCTATTGTCAGCCATCTTCGCCTCAACCGTATTTTACCAGAAGCCGATCCATTTCACTTTCCGAAGGCGCGGACGGTTCCGCTTCGGTCCCGTTGGCGTCATTTCGTCCATGAATGGCTTCAAAGAATTCCGTCAGTGTAACACCCCAGAAATCGACAGGCCGAAACCCCAGACCGCCGATCCCTATCCGCATCCACTCCCGCCAAGGGAATGGCTTTTCATCGATCAGCTTGCCGCCTCCCTGGCGGCTTCGGCGTTTCCCGCGTCATCCTCGAAATGGTGTGTCAGCACCGCGAGGAAGGCCGATTTGCAGTCACCGAAATGTTTGAGTTTAAGCTTATTGATCGCAGCAAGGGCATCGCCCTTGATTGTCAGAAGCTCAATCCCGGAAACTGTTGCCGCAACCTCCGCATCCGAGAGCCTGATAAACAGGTCGTTCAGGGACTTGCATTGCAGGCGGTTCGACAGGGCTGCGAGCCGACCCATCTCCGCAGCGATCACCAGCTCGACGCCATCAACGACAAGGCGCGCTTCGCCGCGCGCCTCGTTGACCGGATATTTGTATTCCTGTTGCATATTTCCGCTCCGATCCCGCCGACTGGTCAGGCTTCCGCCGTGAATTCGAGAACGTCAGCGGCAACGAACGTTGCGTTGAATTCCATGTTTGGCTCGACATCGCCGGAGAAGGAGAATTCCGTCACCATCCATGATCCTTCGTAGGTGCCGTCACCCGGAACCACGACCTGCGCATTGAACGCCTCTGAATTGCGAACCTTGTTCAGGAAGAAGGTCGAGTTGGCGCTTTTGACGAAGTTGCCGGATCCGGTGAAGGTGCGGTTCGAAATGCCGGGGCGGCCGGTTTTCTGCACCGGGCCGCCGGGATTGGTGCAGCTGGGAATGGTCGTATCGACCTCGTTGGATGACATATTATAACTGCGAGTCTTGATGCCGCAGAGGTTGGTGAAATCTTCCGGATCCGCGCCGTTACCGATCTTGATCAGCAAAAGGCGGCCAAGCTGCTGTCCATCAGCCATTGTGATGTCCTTCCATAGGTGTCTGGGTTGTGATGATGGGTGCCGTCAGCGTTGGCCGCTACGGCTTCTCGACATAGGCCACCAGCTCGATGACCGCGTGAGACGTTAATCCGTCCTGATCGCGAAAAACGCGGTTCTGACGGTGATTGAGGGAGACGAGACGCCACGTCTCCAAAGACAGTGGCGCCCGATGCAGTGCATTTTTGACCGCGTTTGCGAGACGCTTCACCTCGACAAAACCGACCTCTCGCGACCATCCGTGCAAGGTCAGGTAGATTGTCTGCGCGGAAACACAGGTCATATCGTCAGTGACCTCCTGCGTCTCACCGAGGTGGACGTAGGGAAAGCTGGCGTTCTCTGGCACCCGATCATATATAGCGCCACCAACTATGCCGGCGACCTGGGTATCAGCAACGAGAAGGGCGTGAATGGCTCCCTGCAGTTCCAGGTCTGCGCTCGCCATATGATCTATTTCCTTCTGGCTTCGCGAATGGCGCGGTTGACTGCGTTTCTGATCCGGCGTCTGATTTTTGGCTTCATCGCCCGATAGATCGGGAAGATATGCGGCTTTGCGACCGAACCCGGATGGATGATGGCGCCAGTGGCTTTCGTCTGTTTTCTACCCAGAACAGTGCCGCCATCCTTGGCGACATTGTGCGGACGCGTTCCGAACTCCAGAAATCGCCAGATGAATTTTGCGAAGAGGCCCACTGCGGAAGGGTCTTTCGATGCGCGAACGCCGACCTGTTCCTGCACTGGACGATCTGCGATCAGATCTGCCTGTATGCTCTCCATATAGTCGAGCGTTTCGCCTGTCGGCGCCACGCGCCGTACGGCATCAGCAAGATCGTCACCCGCTGCTTTCTTTTCGTCGGTCGTATATTTTTCGATGTTGGGGGCGATCGTATTGAGGCGCCGCATCAAGGCTTCGCGCCCGAGCATTTGAGCTTTCAGCACCATCACGCCGCCACTCCGGACTGGATCAGGAGATCGATCCACAATCGATCGGTCGTTGCCGTCACTTCACGGATGTTGAAAACGACGCCCGTTCGCACATCCCGTGCGCGCCAGTCTGACGTAATCAGTTTCGACTGTGAGCAGGCGCGGATGAAGACAATCTGGGTATGCTGCCCCTGAAGGCGGTCAGCCATGACGGCTTCGCCGCCGCGAATATGCGTAACGCCTGCCCGACGCTGAAACTGTTCCTGCCATGCACCTTTGGTGTTTCCGTATCCGTCTTGCTGATCGACGCGCTGGTCAAAAGCGAAGCGATAAAACAGATCACCCGCTGATCTTGTTTTCGCCATCCAAAACCGTGCCTTTCCTTGTCACCAGGATTGCCTTGCCAGCCTTCGTTGCCTTCTCGGCGCAATCACGCTTCACGACGCCTGTCCAGCCAGCCTTGTAGGCGCGCGTGACGGCAGGAGTGATCTCGTAATTGAAGTTCTGCGTAAATCGGACACGCGGCATCTCGGCGCTCCTATCGGTAAATTCGGTATGGCGTCAGAAGAGCGTTGACCGAAAACGGAATCTCTTCGACGGAGGATCCGATCACAACCGGCTCTCTTTTGAGATACCACTGCGCAACCATCATCAGGATTGCTACTTTGATCGGCATAAGATCCGGGTCGTCGATTTCATAGCCGGCCTGATACCGGATACGATGAAGATAGCGCGTAACCCAAGGCGATCCGGCCTTGATCACGATGACACCGTCGACAAGGCGATA